CCCTGCACACCGGGCACGACGAAGTGGATGTAGAGCCGTGCCGTGGTGATTTCAGCGGAGACGATTTGCACGTTGGGGAGTTCGTGCAGGATTGGCAATGCGACTTCCGCGACTTCCTCGTTTTCAACGCGGGCGTAGCTGTTCGACAGAACCGCCCGACCGTTACCGCTGAGTGTGCGCACCATGCGCTTGCGCTCGTTCGGCATCTTTTGCAGCCAAGTGTTGATGTTCTCCGACAGTAGATCGGGCGCATCGTTTTTCATGCGATCCCAATACTGCGCCGGAACGCCAGTGAAAGTGGCGAGTTGCCGATGCGCGAGCGGTTGCAGGGGAAAGCTGCCGTTATCGGGAACGTGCAGCCTGACTTCGCCTTCAGTGTCGGCGCGGGCGGTGAGCCGGTTGGCTGGCGCGATGAAATCACGCTTGCCGTCTTTTGCCGTGGTAATGCGGCGGGCTAGTTCTTGTAGATCAATGCCCTTCAACATGGTGTGACTTGCTCCTTATCGGCTGGATTGCCGGTCTAGTGGTGTACCCCCGACCAGCGCCGAAGTAAAGGTTTGCTTGGCTTTCACCCCCAGCCACGCTACATATAGTGGCTTACCGTTAATGTGAAGGGACGCTTGGTATGACCGGTTTTCGACAGGCTACAAAGGTGGACCGTGCCTGCACCAAGATACGCACCACCAGAGGTCTATCGGTGCGCGTGGCGGAAGCCTGCGGCATTGAGCGGGCGGCGGTCTATCAGTGGGATAAGGTTCCTATTGAACGGGTGCATGACGTGGCGAAAGTGATCGGCATGACGCCCGAGCAAATTCGACCAGACATCTTCAAGCGGAGACGTAAGGCGTGATGTGGAACGACGACGCCGACACGCTGATGCTGAAGCTGTGGAATGCGGGACACAGCTTGGGGGTGACTGCGGCAGAGTTGGCGAAAGCCGGATATAAGGTCAGCCGGGGCGCAGTCGCCGGTCGCAAGGACCGGCTTATCAAATGGGGTGCCGAGGTGACGCGCAAAGGCAAAGTGATGCAGCCGACCGTGAAGACGGAAAAGAAAAAGATCAGCAACGCTGAAGCCGGTGCGGCAAGGGCGGCGCGCAGGCTCGCTCGCAAGCCGTCACAGACAACGCCGGAAATGGCGCAGGCTACCGTCGAGGCCATCGAGACAGCGAGCATCGAGGCGGACATCGGTGTGATTGGCGTCGATTACTTTGAGAATGAGGGCTGCAAGGCAATCCTTGACGTGCGCGGCGATTGGGATTTGCCAAAGTGTTGTGGTCTGCCGCGCGGTTTAGACAGCTTAGGCCGGGATAGTTCGTATTGCCCCACGCACCACGCCCGGTTCAACACACACGCAGCGGGCAGCAGGAGAACGTACTGATGGCAAAGGCAGCGAAGCACAAAGAGCCGGAAGTCGGCAGCAAAGCGGTTCGCATCCTGCGCACCGTGCACGTCTGCTACGAGAACATCGAGAGTGCGCGGGGTCGCTACATGAACGCCGCGCGCAAAGAGCGTGACCACATGCAGTCGCAGTACGAGGCGCTGGCTGCACTCGGCATTTCGCAGGCATCGGCCAAGATCAACGTGAAGATCGACCGGGCGCTCACCAAAATCAAAGGCTGGCTGTCCGACCTTGAGATTGAAGATCGGAAGATGGCCGAGCGCATCGCCAAGGCGCAGGAAAATAAACGCCAGTTGTCGTTTTGGGCTGACCTGCCGAAGCCGACCAAGGCAGAGCAGAAAGAATTGCGCGAACTGGCGAAGTCATCGAAGCTGACACTGGTCGTACCGGGAGAGAAAGATGGCGACGATAAAGGCGGGACCGAAAGAGCAGAAGCTGAAGGAGCAGCGTGAGGCGCGGACAACGCCGAAGCTGACGCGGATCAAGGCGAAGGCCATCGGCAAGGTTGCCAGCGTGAAGCTGTCGCAGCGACCAAAATGAGAGGTGACTGATGTCGGGTACAGGTCTGGCAAAATACGATGCGATGGTGAAGGCAATTGCCGTCGCCTACAAAGTGGATGAAGTCAAAAAAATCCGCGATCAGGCGGCGGCACTGGAACGGTACGCCAAGCTGGCGAAGGATGTCGACAACGAACGGCGCTGTTGCGAAATCCGATTGCGGGCCGAGCGCAAGGCCGGTCAGTTGTTAAAGAAACTGCCGAAGGCAAAGGGCGGCGGAAGGGGAAAGAAACTCGCGGCCTCTAGGACCACGAAGGGGCGATTAAAAAACGCACCCGAGGTTTCGCATAATCAGTCGAAGAAGTGGCAGAAGCTCGCCAACCCATCGGATGAGCAGTTTGAAGCTGCACTTGATCAGGCTGACATGCCGACAACGGCTGGCATCATCAAGGCAACGACACCACCAAAAGAAAACCCTGTAGCTGCCGAAGCTCTCTGGCTGTGGGGCAGGCTGAAGGATTTTGAGCGCGATGGCTTGCTTGCAAAAGAGCCAGCCGAAGTGATGGCAACGATGACATCGAACATGCTGGATGACGTGCATACCCTTGCGCCGAGGGTCGCGGCGTGGCTACGCAAGATTGGAGCAACACATGGCGCGCAAGGCGAAAGCGAAACGCAGAGCGAAGGCGAGCTTCAGCAAAGGGGAAGCGGCGGGCCTTCAGCAGATCGTAGCGAAGATAGTCGACACGCGGCGTGATGAGGAACGTATCAGTGCGGCGTGGGTGGCAACTGAAGCGATGCGAAAGCTGCACGCAATCGCTTTCATGAAGACGCACCCGCTGGTTTACATCGGCTGCCACTTGCAGCTTCGGCAGATCGCGCGTGAGGTGTTTCGTATTTATTTTGAGCCTGATGACGAGACTGCCACGCCAGCGGACACGCATCCACTGTTTCCTGATTTGCAGTGGCGTTATCCGACCGCCCGCAAAGTTGGCGATGGCGAACCTGAGTACGTCATCTTGACTGCAATGACGCGGGCCGATGTCAGATATAACTGCAAACGGCTGCGCTACGAAGGCCGCGCCAAGCTGCAACATGCAGATGCCTTGGAAGCGTGGGGTGAACTTCACGCAGTTGATGTCAAGGAGCCCGCTGAGTGATGCAAACGGTTGAACTCTCTGCGGCTGAATTGATGATCGCAGCAACGGTCGGCGCGATGCGCAGAGTGAGCAGTCTTAAACGTGGAATGGATACTGATCGCCATGCGCCGCACAGTAGTTGGTCGACCGACATTGATGCGGCTGCGGCTGAAATGGTTGTCAGTAAATTACTTGGGCGCTATTGGAGCGGGCACACCAATAATTTTTTTGGTGACGATGTTGCCGGTGGCATTCAGGTTCGTTCCACAACTTATCAAGACGGCAAGCTGATTGTTCGTGCGTGTGATGGTGACGCCGCAGTTTTTGTTTTGGTGACAGCATCACCACCTCGGTATTCTGTCATGGGGTGGATGCGAGGTGGTGATGCAAAAATCGAAAAGTATTTTCGACCGGGTAACGGCGAGGGTTCTGATGCGTGGTGGGTGCCGCAAGCTGTTTTGCGACCACTTGATGAACTGAAACTCTCGTGACCGACTTCACCGGCAAAGTGCTGGCGCTCGACCTCGCAACGACAACCGGCTGGGCATTTGGCCGACCGGGCACGAAGCCGAAGTTTGGCACTGTGCGTTTTGCAAAGCCGGGAGCGGCCCGCGCGAAAGTCTACAGCGCGTTTCGTGAATGGCTTTTTCTTCGCATTGGTCAGCCTGATTTGATTGTGTTCGAGAGTGCTGCGTCACCGATGGTCATGCAGGGCCGCACGAACATTGATACGATCAAATTGCTGATCGGTCTGACGGAACATCTTGAGGAATGGTGCCACGAGCGGGTCGAATTGCGCGAGGCGTCGGTGCAGCAGATACGCCCGCACTTCATTGGCGAAAACATGAAAAGCAAACTGGCGAAGGCGGCGACCATCGAGCGGTGTCACGAACTCGGCTGGATGGTGACAAACGACAATGAGGCCGATGCGTGTGCGTTGTGGAGCTATCAGGTGTGCTGCCTGCGGCCTGACATCGCTATTCGTATGACGCCGCTGTTCGCCACACACCACATCTTGCGTCAATGACGCTGACGAAAAAGATTTGATGTCAGCGACGTGACATTGCGCTTGCCAAAATAATCGACAGGCATACGGTGGAAATGCGAAGGGCGGCACACCACCCGTGTCCCGCCCTTCAGATCGAAACCTTGTACTGAGCAAGGCATGATCCTTGTGCTTGGGAACCAATACTTATCCCCAGCGCGAAATCAAGCCCCCCAGCACCAAAGAGTTCCGGTCAGCACCGCAGACGTGCGGTTTTGTTGTGGTTTTCACGCTGGCAGCGTCTGCCACCAGCGGGTGTGAGCGGCTGTCCTGTCGGCTGTCGCGCTGTGAGAGGCTGTTAAGAAAGAAAGAAGCAGCAGGTGCTTCGGCAGAGCAGCAAGGTACAGACTGAGTAAATGGAAGGGAAAAATGACGGCGGCGCAGGCACTTGTCGAACTTCGTAAAGAACTGCGCTGTCGAAAATGCGGGAAAAAGGGCCGCAAGTCGCCGTGGACGGTGTGCCGAGTGTGCAGGCTCAAACACGACATGGCGACCGCGCGCAAAGTGTGGCGAGTGCGAAAGCTGATGGCACGAGCGAGACAGGAGGGCTGACATGGAAATGAACACAATCGAGCAGGCTAAGGGCCGCTGGCGCGAAATCCTTCCGGCGCTGGGTGTCGCGCCGAAGATTTTGAGCGGTGTGCATCAGCCCTGTCCGCTGTGCGGCGGCACTGATCGCTTTCGCTACACCGATCCGACCGGCAACGGCGGCTACTACTGCAACCAGTGCGGACCCGGCAGCGGAATGCAGTTGCTGATGAAGCTGCACGGTTGGGATTTCGCAAAGGCCGCGAAAGAGGTCGATGCCATCATCGGCAATCTTCCGAAGGCGAAACCGATGTTGCCGGACAAGCGTGTGACCAGCATGGCTGAACTGAAGCGCATCTGGATTGCATCGCGCGTGATCGCACCGGAGAGCCCTGCGGGAAAATATCTTGTCAAGCGCGGCTTATCGATACACGGCATCAAGGGATCGCTGCGTGAGACGATTGCCACGTTTCATCCGCATGAGCAGGTTTTCCCGGTAATGATTGCGAAGTTCTGTGACGCACATGGCAACGCGGCGCAGATACACCAGACCTTCCTGACTGAAGACGGCGGCAAAGCGCCGGTCGAGCCGAGCCGCAAATTCATGCGCGGCGTGTTGCCGAAAGGCGGCGCGATACGACTAAGCGAAGCGGCGGAAGTGATGGGTGTTGCAGAGGGCATCGAGACGGCGTTGAGCGCGGCGAAGATGTTCGACATGCCGGTATGGTCGACCACATCCGCATTGATGATGAAGTTTTTTGATCCGCCCGTGGGCGTGAAGCGGCTGGTGATCTTTGGCGATAACGATACGAGCTACACCGGGCAGGCGGCGGCCTATGCGCTGGCCAATCGTCTGGTGTGCGAGGCGCGGGCCAAGGGTATCGAGCGGCAGGTTGACGTGCGCATCCCCGAGACAGCGGGCAATGATTGGAATGACGAATTGAAGGGAGCAAACGATGCACGGATTACGCACTGATCAAATTGATGCGCTGGAGAATTTGCGCTGTGCGGTGGGTGCCGGTCAGCGGCGGATCGTGATGCAGGCTCCGACCGGCTTTGGTAAAACGATATTGGCCGCAGCACTGGTAAATAATGCGCGGGCGAAAAAGAAAAAGGTGTTGTTCACGGTGCCCGCAATCTCGCTGATCGATCAGACCGTCGAAATGTTTTACGCGCAGGGCATACCGGATGTCGGTGTGATCCAAGCGCAGCACGAGATGACTGATTGGAGCAAGCCGATCCAGATCGCCAGTGTGCAGACGCTGATGAAGCGACCGATGCCAGAGCATGATGTGGCGCTGGTCGATGAAGTGCACAAATGGTTTGAGAAGTTCTATCCGAAATGGCTGCAAGACCCGAAGTGGCAGAAGACGCCGATCATTGGTCTGTCGGCAACGCCGTGGACGCGCGGGCTGGGCTCCTATTTCGGGCACTACATCAAGGCATCGACCACGCGCGAACTGATCGAGGCGGGTCTGCTGTCGCCGTACAAGGTGTATGCGCCATCGCATCCTGATTTGAGCGCGGTGCGCACGGTGGCTGGTGATTATCAGCAGAACGAATTGTCCGCGAAAATGTCGGAAGGCAAATTGGTTGCTGACGCTGTCGAGACATGGGTGAAGCTGGCCGAAGACCGGCCAACGCTATGCTATGCGGTGGACCGATTGCACGCAAAGCATCTGCAAATGAAGTTTGAGGCTGCCGGTGTCCCGTGTGCCTATCAGGATGCCCACACCGATGATCTTGAGCGCAAGGCAATCAAGCGCGACTTCCATAGTGGCCGGGTAAAGGTGGTGTGCAATGTCGGTACATTGACGGTCGGCATCGATTGGGATGTGCGCTGTATCAGCCTGTGTCGGCCAACCAAGAGCGACATGCTGTTCGTGCAGATTGTCGGACGCGGTCTGCGCACGGCTCCCGGCAAAGACCACTGTCTGATCCTCGATCATAGCGATAACCATCAGCGTCTGGGCTTCGTGACCGACATCGATGAGAGCTACAGCGGCCTGCACGTTGGCAAGACGCCCGCACCTGAGAACCGCACCGATGCCATACGGTTGCCGAAGGAATGTCCGCAGTGCGCGTATCTGAAGCCCCCGCGATGCGCCAAGTGTCCAGCCTGTGGTTTCGTGGCGGTGGCTGTCAATAAGGTGAAGCCCGAGGATGGCGAGTTGCGTGAGTTAAAGCCGAAAGCAAAGCCATTGCCTGTTGGACCGGCAGACAAGGCGATGTTCGTGGGTGAGTTGCGCCGTTTTGCCAAAGATCACGGCTACAGCAGCGGCTGGGTGTCGCACAAGTTTCGGGAAAAGTTTGGCGTCTGGCCGAATGCCTTCGGCTACGTCAACGCATCGAAATGGGTGTCGCCAGAGACTGCGAACTGGATCAAGAGCCGCCAGATCGCCTACGCCCGCGCAAAGGCCAAGCAGCAGGCGGGGCATCCGCTGTGACCCCGCACAAGATCGAAAACTGTGGTGATGCTGATTGCCGCAACGGCGCGTACATTGCTGCAATGAAGCTGCTGATCGATGTGATGGTGGCCGACAAGCTGGTCTTCTGTAAAATAATTCCGCCGCCTTCGACTGTGCCGGGGGCAGACTTAAAAGATGCTACGAAGGTGAGACTGTTCGATGAAGCAAGAAAAGTGTTGTACGCAGACATCACACGATGACGAAGTCGAGTACGTTGTGCGCAAGGTTGCCGAGTGGATCGCTGCCGGGGATGTGATCGAGGAACATGCCTATCAGTGTGTGCAGGCCGTGGTGATGGGCTTCGACATGATTATCCACAGCGGCAAGGACATGACGTTGGAGCATTGGTGCGACGTGTACCACACGCGGCTGAAGATGCAGGAGACGATGGACCCGAAAGAGTTTGCAGCTAAAAAGCGGATGCTGCACAGCGCGCGGCGCAGGTATTTACGGTCGCGGGCATGACAATCTCGCTCAACCAGCAGATCGACGAGGTGAAGCGCGAACTGAAGATGCGCAGTGAAGTCTATCCGCACATGGTCAATAGCGGTAAGCTGCGGCAATCGATTGCAGACTATCAGGTCGAGCGGATGCGGGCCGTACAGAAGACGCTGGAGTGGTTGCAACGGAACGAAGAAAAGGTCCGCATACTTATGACTGAAGGATCATGAACAAAGCGGAGATAAGCCGGTTGTTCGGTGCGGCACTGACAGATGTGCGGCGTGGTGTTACGAAAGTGCAGCGGGCGGCACCGCGACCTCCATTGAAACCGAACGGCATCGCACAACGAGCGTTGAGGTTGATTAAGCGCAGCAACGGGCAACACGGAGGCTGACATGGACATCGGCAGTATTTTGCTGGGCCTGTTGTACGTCCTGCTTTACATCGCAGTCATCATCTTGGTGGCGTTCGCCATCCGCTGGGTGATCGTGTTCGCGCTTGGCAGCATCGACCCGAACGTCGACAAGTGGGGGCGTATCGTTGTGGGTTTGCTGTGCGCCATCGTCATCGTGGCATGGTTGCTGAGTATGCTGGGGCTCGTGCGTGTGCCCTTTCCAATCGCACACCCGATACGATGATCAGCCGATTGATCTGGGAACGACACCACAGATCATGAAACCGGAGCAGCACAATGGAAAACGAAGACCAGATTGAGCTTGAAGCCTGCAATCAACTTTACAGCGACGATGCGCTTGAACGTGCTGCCGATGGTTTGGCTACGGGGTCTGTGCCCTGTGCGCCGAGCAAGGACTTCGACAGTGTGTGCGGATCGTCATGAACGAAGACTGCCTACGCTCGATTGTCTACAATTTCCGCGATCACGTCGCCAC